GAAGTCTGCTAAATCCGCCGAAAAGGCTACAAAGAAGTCCGAGAAGGCGGAAGAGAAGGCCGAGAAGAAAATCGGCTCCGTGAAGATAAAAATCAAGGCCAAAGCCTCGACTCCTGAGCAGGCCAAGAGTATGCTGAAGAAAGCAATCAAGTAATTTAACCCGTCCATTATCTGGACAAAGGAATAATCATGGCAGAGTCAAGAGCCAAATCCGGCATGGGTGGAAAGTCCGGAAAGAAATCTTCCAAAAAGTCGGGTCACATTCATGAGACCCATATCCGCCACTACAAGAGCGGCGGGCACGAAGTAACCCACCACTACAAAGATGACGCCGGAAATATTACCCCAGGTGATCCGGATATGATGGCGGACAAAGCGGCCCTTATGGCACACCTTCAGAATACGATTCCCGACAATGGATCAGCGCAAGCAGCCCCCACAGGACCTCCTCAAGCCGCTGATGCCTCCCAACAGCAAGTAGCTCCTTCGCAAGCTCAAGCCCCTCAAGGTATGTAAATGACACTCGCACACAAATTGACGGCAGCGGCGGCAATCGTTCTACTCGTGCTTTTGGTAGTTGGCGGAATTGCGTGGAGACAGGACCATAAAGCCCTGTCACAATCTAAGGCGGTTGAATCTGCACAAAAACCAATTATTGCGCAAGCGACTGCTGACAAGGTGGTGACGACCTCCGATCTTACCAAAGCTCTGGCCGCGATTCAGCAGCAAAGAACCGTAGTAGTTACTGTCCCGCAAGCCGCCGCCGCAATCGCCCAGGCTATTCCAAATCTTCCTCAGCAAGTCCAAGTTCAAAACGTACCCGCTACGGCAACGACTCCAGAATCCCAAAGCCTAGTCATTCCCCAAGCCGATATTCCGGCCTTTCAAAAATACAAGTTAGATTGCGATGAATCGAACGCAAAACTACTGGCTTGTGCCAAGAACGCTGTTGATGACAAGACTATCCTAACTGCGACTGAGAAAGAGCGTGATTCTTGGAAACAAACTGCCCAAGGCGGAACCTTCTGGACACGTCTCGGATCTGGGTTGAAACACTCAGGGTGCGGAGCGGCGGGAGGGTTGGTTGGCGTAGAAACTGCCCAATCTAGAAACGCTACTCCAATGACTGGTATTACCGCTGGGGCAGCAACTTTTGGAGGGTGCGAAGTTTTATCTTACTTTTTAGGGAGACGCCACAAATGAATGGTAATTGGGCGGCTGGTTTTTTAAGGTCGCAACTCTCAGACAAAGATGGAACTGTTAGCAACACCCGAGTCCTGTTAGCTCTGGTTGTTAGTCATATACTAGCTTGGATCAGCGCTCTAGTTTGTCTATACGCTTGGTTTACTTTCAAGACACACACCCCCGTTACGATGACCGATATTGTGACATTTTTGGGGTCTGTTACTGTATTCGCTACGTCTCTCTGCGGGACGTTGCAACTCATCAAAACCGGCGGAGACGCCGTTAACAACCGAGCGCCGAATGCTCCTCCTCAGATTCTGCCGCCCGCATAGGAGATTCAAATGAGTTTTGTAATCACAGCAGTAGTTGCTTTTACCGCTGGAGTAGTTCTTACCCTTTTCTACCGTAAACAGGTCGAGAAGAAGCTCCACGACGAAAAGAACGCAATCCTCGCCGAAGTCAAGAACAAAATCTAATAACCCCTAGAGGGAACTGATTTGACTTTCGAAGTTCTGGAAAGACTCAGATTGTTTGTGGGCGGTCACCGGCAAAAATCGTTGATGGCCGCGCAAAATTCTCGGCTTAATGGATACAAGTCAGTTGCCTTAGAGCACGAGAATGAAGCGGCACTAGCTGCGGTAATTCTTCAAGATTTAGCGAACGAAAAAGGAACTAGTTATGCCAATCCGAAAACCAACTACTAAAGTTGGGAAGCAGAAAGCCGTTAAGGGCGTGATGGAAGAATTTAAAGCAGGAAAACTGCACTCAGGGTCCAAGAAAGGACCCAAGATCACAAACCCAAAACAGGCAATCGCTGTGGCATTATCCGAGAGCGGACAATCAAAATCCAAAAAGAAGTAAGGATCAGTCTTGACAGCAAACTACGATGAACTCGTTGATCAGTACCAAACAGCCGATCAGATACCAAACAACGTGCTGTATGAGTACCTAGACGAGAATAAACAGAACATAATCAATCTCTCCCAAATAGAGAATATACCAGAATCCAAACTGGGAAGAGAAGTTCGTCGTCGTTGTGTTTTCGACATCAAGTGGTTGGCTCAGTACTTCCTGTGGGATGCTATGGCCGCTAGTGATGGCGGATTGAAACCTGTTTCCAATAACATATTTCTCGACCCCCAGTACGATATCTTTGCTGAATTGTTTGCTAAGAAAGATCCAGCAGTTCCGATTCACAAACTCAGTCCCACCAAGACCAGAGTTTTGTTGTGGCCAAGAGGCGGAGCCAAAAGCTCGTACGATCACGTGGACACATTTCAGTGGATAATTGCTTACCCTGATGTCCGAATTTTATACCTTACAGCAGAATCCAGTTTGTCCATTGGATTCGTCGGCGAGCTTAAAGGTTTCTTTACCCTCCGAGAAGATACTCCCACTCTGTCGAATCTGTTTTTCCCGGAACATTGTTGCTTGGCAAAGGACATGAAAAAGGGAACAGTCTTTACGACGCCTGTATATAAGAACAAGAAAACAGGACGTAAAGAACCTACGGTTATCGCCTCATCGGTAGGAAAAACCAAGAGCGGATACCATTATGAAGTAATCAAATGTGATGACTCTGTGTCCGATAAAAACACTGAGACTGAAACCCAGTGCCAGAGTGTTTCTGAGAAGTTGTTCTTAGCCGAAAACCTCTTGATTCCGGGCGGAGATGGCTTCCCCATATTCTACATCGGAACTAGGTATCACGATCTCGACCACTACGGCGCTCTCCTTGAGAAATATCTAGATAAAGGTGAAGTAGAAATCACCTCAGGAGTAGGCTGGAAGTTCTACCACAACAAGACCTACAGTATTGATATTCTGATCGGCAAAGCCTGCCAGATCAAGCCAGAGGTTGCTGAGAAACTGTCCAGAGAGGGCAGACCAGTCACCTATGCAGAAGCAGGCGAAGCTGGATGCGATATTCTCCTCCCCAACATCATGTCGTACTCGTTCTTCATGGGCAAGTTCTCGAAGAATGAAAGAGTCACAGAGGGGCAGCTTAATCAGAATCCCCAGACTACGAGTGACGTAGAGTTCGACCGAATGTTGATGCTTCGGGCCACAGTTCCCTATCAGATGCTCCCCCGAGAAGGACCCTGCTGCCAGTTTTGGGATTTCGCCTTTAGTCAGAAAAAAGGCAGAGACTACTCGACGGGTGCGTCCATTATCTGGACAGAAGAGGATGAACTTACCGCTAAGGGGGAGAAGACGGGGAATAAGAAGACGGTTGGGTACGTTCGCAAGATCGTCCGAGACCGCTTCAATCACTCCACCCTCGCCCAAGCCGTAGTTGATCTTGCCGTAGAAGAGCATCCATTTGTTATCGGAATTGAAGATGCCGCCGGGTCTCGTTTCTTGGAGCCTACAATTATTTCTACAGCACTCCGAACAAAAGATGCTCGCGTAATTGAGTTGTGCTCTCATATCGATTGGGTTACTCCGGACAACCAGATAGATGCCAAGCGGGTAAGAATGCGGTCGATGTATCCTTGGATTTCCGAGGGAAGACTCAAGTTCCTGAATGCCTGCATGGCTCCCAAAGAGTCCAATTTGGAAGTTTTCTATTCCGAATGGCAGAAATGTTTAGTAAGCCATCACCATGATGATATCCCAGACGTTGTATCTCAGATGCCCAACCGATACGCTCCTCGGGCCACCCAAGCCATAGTCGAAAACAACGTTGAGATGTTCTCCCGCATAGATCAAATAGGCTGGAACGAACTCTTCAATGAAGATTACATGGCACAGAACGGCTCGTGGATGGACGACAACGGAAACATCATAAACCAAGAACAGCCAATTATGCCGACAGCCGATCTATTCCAACCAGAACCAGAAGCATCAACTCAAACGCCCTATGGGATGCCAAACGTCCTCGGGGCTGGGTTTTGGGGGTAGCATGAAACTATTTGTCCAGATAATGGACGACAATGGCGAGGTCCTAGACGAATACTCATGTGACCCGTGTCAACCAAGTCGATGGAATGCTCCGACCGAGCAGAAATTTATCGGGAAGATGCCACAACAGTCATCCGACGTTGTAAATAACGGCACGTATGAGTTGTTCGGAATCACTTTCCAACCCCACCTCCGAGTGGATCGTCCGAATGGTTGGTCAACTCCCCCTCCCGACAGTTCCCCTGTCGTACTCCCCGGCTACAAGCCGTCTCCTAAACCATCCTTCCCGTGGAGCAAGTCTGCTCCGACCCCTTCTCCAAAACAAAATCCCGCAACGGGTTTCCCGCCTGCGGTAATACCAAGAGGATAATATGACCACAGGAACCCTTATTTCGCTCGGCGGGAATCTCGAATCTCCGCGCAACTCAAAACCATCTGATTACCCCGCTGTCGGCCCTTCCGGCCCCGAGGGCGAAGCCAAGGGAGCAGGACAACTCGTTTCCCTCACCACAGAACAAGAAGGTCCGCAGCACGCCCAAGACGAGGGGGAGCATACCCCCGCAAAGTGGGGCAAGGCTGACTGGAAAGTAGGAACGGCCAGCGAAGGAAGCACATCGATTTCCATTCCTTACTCTGTAGATTTTGAAACTGGCGAACACACCTGCTAATAACTGTCCATTATCTGGATGAGGTCCGATGAATAAACTTTTTTTGCTGCTTCTTATTCCGATTCTTGCTTTTGGTCAAGCCACCACGGGGTACCACCGGGTCAATCAGCTTATATCTCGCGGAACTTCTGGAGTTACTGCTCAAATTGTTCCCAATGGGTCTATCTACGTAACCAACACGGTTACGGGAGCGACCGCAACTATTTATTCGGACCCCGGTTTGTCCATCCAGATCACTTCGGGGTTGGTTACCTCCGACAAAAATGGCAACTACGACTACTATATCCCACTGAGTTACTGTGTCAATGAGGCCGTTTCCTCTCCGGGACAAGGAAGTTATACCACAAAGAATATCTGCATAAACTCTGCGGGGGGTATCATTTCCGCCGGAACCGCAGGCCAGATTCCATATTACGCCGCAAATGGAACTACCGTGTCTCCGACTAGTTCTCTTCCAAATGGAATCACCGCTGCAACCCAAACCACGGGCGACAACACCACCAAAGTGGCTACGGATGCTTTTGTTCTTGCCAACGCTCCAACCGTAAATTTCGCGGCTCCTCCTGTTCTAGGCAGCGCAACTCCGAACGTAGTCAATGGCACGAACGGAAACTTCTCAGGCACCGTCGCGGCTGGCACTTCGATGTCTGCGCCAGTAACTAATGGCGTGCAGACGGTTCCAGCGATTAGCGGGGATGCTACCACAGCCATCAATTCAGCGCTCTCGTCTGCCGGACCGGGAGGAACTGTGCAATTAACTCCCGGGTCTGTCTATACGACCCTCGGAACGATTAACGTCACACAGCAGGGTCTGACATTAAACTTTAATGGTGCCTGCATCAAACCTACGGGAACCGGAGATAGTCTGCTGGTGAACGTGACGACTGGAATGATTGCTAACGTGGTGCTCAACTCACCATGCTTTATTGCAGGGGGGGCATCCACAGGCGCGTCGATCCATGATACGTCCAGCGTGTTTGGTACGAAAGTCAATAACCCTTCGTGGAAACAGCTTTCTGGAAACTCGCCGTCGAACGGATATTATTGGCATTATCTGATTCAAGTGAATGGAGACGAACAGTTTACTATCGATGGGGCACAAGTTAACGGGACGTTTCTCGAATGCGATGTGACATTCTGCGGAGACGTGCTCTATAACACGCCCGGCCTGGGAACTGGCTCTGCCGCTGTAGTTTATTTGAACAATTCGAGCTTCAATCTGGAGAATGACGGCAACGGTGTGGACTGGGGAGGCTACGGAAATGATCTGCATTTGAGCAGTGTGGTGATCGAGAACACTTCGCAGTTCATGATTCGTTCTACTCCGACCGGTGCCGGTACAGGTGATGTAATTTGCGACAAGTGCCACTTGGAGGATACTGGGAGCAGCACAAATCCCGCCTTAAACGGCATCCACGCAGTTGCATTAGTCATTATGAACGGCGGGACTTTTCATAATCACGGCGGAAGGCTTGAAGGTGCAGACATGACCTTCCACGCTACGGGCACCACGGGATCAACTGCCTGGAGTTATTTCTTTATTGCCAAAAGTGCGACTTACGGAGACACGGCTCCAATACCCTGGGGCCACGTTTCTAACGGGACAGCGGACTGGGTTGGGTCGAGTGTGGCCCTCACCTTCCCGTGCTTTACTCCGACGGGCAGCGACACAATTACGTACTCGATTTTGCGGACCACGGGGACAACTCCCTACCCGAATGATAATGTCTCGGATGTGGTGGCGATGGGACAGACTTGCACGGGGACTTACTGGACATATACAGACACAGTTCTCACCTCGGCTCTGACGACTTATACTTTCACGGTCAACAGGTATAGCTTCTTTCCTAACAAAGTTCAGTACTTCTGGGGCAGTATTTTTCTCGGTGGCGCTGCCGCGAATGACAATACCCAAGAAGGGTCCTACACCGGAGACTGTCAGTTTGGTAACAACGTTATTACGGCTCGAAATTA